ATGGCTTCATTTAGACAACGCAACAATACATGGCGAGCCGAGATAAGTGTAAACGGAATTCGCGAAAGTTCAACCTTTGATACAAAAGCTCAAGCTAGGGCTTGGGCATCTAAACGCGAGACTCAGTTACGCGAACAATCGCATGGCAAATTACCAGATCACTCTTTTTTAGAAGCTATTGAACGCTACTTAAGTGAAGTGAGTGTTAAAAAGAAAACTCATGAGAATGAAGTCAAGCGAATGGCTTTCTTTAAGCGTGAGTATAAAAAGCTATGTCAAAAACAATTGGCCAAAGTCACAACTGACGATTTAGTGCAATGGCGCGACTCCCGATTAAAAGAAGTGCAGGGTGCTACTGTCCGACGTGAAGCAAATATTTTAGCTTCTTTATTTACTGTTGCCAGGAAAGAATGGAAGTGGATTAAAGAGTCTCCAATGGCTGACCTAACTTTGCCGCCACCATCTAAGCACCGAGATAGGCGAATTTCTCAAGATGAAATTGACAGATTATGTCTTGCAGCAAATTGGGATAACAATGTCCCGGTGAATTCAACTCAGCAAATTATTATTGCCTTTCTATTTGCGATTGAGACAGCTATGCGGGCTGGTGAGATTGTTGGCTTGACTTGGGATCGTGTTTATTTAAAAGATAGATATCTAGTTTTAACTGAAACAAAGAATGGTACTAAACGGAATGTACCACTATCTAAGCGTGCAGTTGAGTTGCTTACTTTATTAAAAGGTCTTGATAAAAAGCAGGTCTTTACTTGTAATTCCCAAAGCTTTGATACGCTTTGGCGTAAATTAAGGGATAGATGTCAAATCACTGATTTGCATTTCCATGACACACGCCATGAAGCATGTACGCGCCTTGCAAGAAAATTAGAAGTTTTAGACTTGGCCCGTATGATTGGACATAAAGACTTAAGAAGTCTGATGGTCTATTACAATGCTACTGCAAGCGAAATTGCAACGAGGCTAGATTAGCCTCGTTTACGTGGTCTGCCTTTCTTTGGCTCATCATCTGACTGTTCATTCAACCAGTTTGACAACTCTGCCAAGTTCCATCGTCTTCCTTGACCGCACTTAATAACATAGCGCGGTTTAGGGAAGGTTGGTAAGCAGCAAACCGCTGCCTTAAAGTGTACGTCTCGATATCCCAAGAACTCTGCAGCTTGAGAATCATTTAGCCAAATATCCGAAGGTGGCAACGCTACGACAAAGTTACTACCTATATTTGCAATTGCTGTCATGCTTCCAAAACCCCCTCATTTATAAATGTCTCAAGTACCCATGCCTCACCTTTAGTGGTAAACATTGGTTGTGAAAAACCAAGTTCAGTTTGCTTAACCTCACCAAATCCCTTATCAATAAACCATTGTTGAAAAAGCCTCGCTCGTTTAACGCCTCGATGATAAACATTTAGAGACTCTAAAATTCTATTCATCTTTACTGCTGACATCTTAATTTTTTGAGCTACTTGTGATGCATTGAGTAGGGTTGATCTTTCAACTACTGTGTTGTAGTAAGTAACCTTTGGGGCTGCAAGTTCAAGTTGCTTTGCTTGGTCAGCTGCCAATTGCAATGCTTCAGAAAGAGTTTGAGGAATTTTTATTCCATTCTTCTGCTTTAATTTCATCAATACATTTTTACGTACGGCTTTTGATTCACGCATTCCAATTAAAGTGCACTGATCCTCAGACAAATTAAAAACGGTAGTTAATGTTTTGTTTGGATTTTGAACTACGAAACTTTCGTAGTGGTCTCCATCTAATTCATCTTCAACACGTTTATGGAAGTCATTGGCACGGATTGGTGGCTCACCACATTCCATGCGTGCATCATTAATAAGCTTAAGTAAGTCAAGACTTGACATAAGATCAGAATATTTTGTTGTTGGTATATACATAATTTCACCCCTCCATCTCATTAAACTTCTTAACAATTGCTTCTCTAGCTTTCATTAAGAAATGTTCACGTTCATCATCTTCAAAACATCCATCTCCTTGTGGTTCTTGAGAATATAAAATTGTCTCATCTCCGCAATCAGGATAATCAACTCTAAATTCGCCATGTCTTAATCGGAGATATCCAATCTGTTGACCTTGAAAAACTGCAATATATTGTTCAGGGCTTTCATCACATGTTTTGATTAGTTCAACTTCATCAGTAGTCAATAACATTTCACCCCTCCTTACTTTCCGCTTTAACCTCATATTTTCCATTTACCCAGCCATCTTCATAATCTAAGCTTGGGCGTTCAATTTGGATGGCATGTTCTTTAACATCTCTCCAATTCATATTGTTTACAGCCCAATCATGAATTTCATAATCGTCAGATTCAAAGAGAGGGATAGTGTCATCATTTAGACTTTCTTCAAAAGACACTTCATCAACACCTGCAAAATACTTGGCGCGACTTTCAGCAATTATGCGAACTGGTACAGCCCATTTGCTTTCGTCTGGCATAGTCACGACATATTCTTTATCTAAAATACTCATTCAACTGTCGCTCCTAAATCTAAATACTGCTGTGCCCATTCCTCTGCAATTTCCGAAAGAGTCTCTTTTTGCTCTCTTTCATCCATCACTTCCCAACATTCCTCTTCGATCCAATCGGATAATTTCCCAATGTCCTCACGATGCGCGTTAGCCAAACCAATAGCTAAATGAAATCGAATTTTTAAATCTTTAAATGCTTTTTCACTCATCCCTCAGCTCCCGATTCAACACCCAACAACATACTGCCTTCCTCTGGATATTCGGTCATCCAAAAGTAATAGCCTTTGCCACTGTGCCCATCTTCAAAAAATTTAATAGTTAGTTCAGTTTCAAGTTGATCTAAATCATTTTCACCATCTGGATTTACAAATTCGAGAAGGCTTTTTAATTGGTGACCGCTAAGTGTTATGCTCATTGTTCAGCTCCCGATACGTTTGGCACACTATGAAAATGCATCCAATGTGAAGGTGGATCATTTTGATAGTTTGCCCATACGCTATTTAAATCCTCATCAATAGTCATATAGTCTTGTTCTGGGGTGACATCAGGAGCATCTGACCAACAAATTAAAACCATAGTGTCTGTTGGTGGCTCTTCATCTTTAACACTGATCCAAGTTGGCACCGCCTGAGCTTTGGCTTTTACACATTCTTGCCAAATGAACCATCCAGTATTTAGCTCTTCACAAGCATCCGTTAATTCACATGCCCATTTTTCACCACTAATTTCATACTGATTTGCTTCTGCATTGAAGCTAATCCCAACAAGATGCTCCATTTTTATGCCTTGAGTCTTTTCAATTACTGACTCGTATAGCTCTCTTTCCTTATTCAAATCTGTCATGTCATCACCCAATTACTGTAAATTTTAAATTCTTTAAGTTAATAGCAGTCATCTTGTTGCAGTGCTGACACTTGGTTCTTGCTCTTTTCTTAAGCTCATCAAGGTCTTCACTAATCTGCTTTTTCTGCTCTGTAATCTTTGTTTGTTGTCGGGACCAATATTTCATAGTGTCTTTGATCCACATCACAGGATTTACTTTTGCTCCGCACTTCATGCATGTAAGTTCTAAAGCTTTAGTGTCAATCTCTACTTGTGCATGCTGACACTTACGCAGATTTGTTCTTGGGAAGGGCACTACGTTTTCTTCGACATTCAAGACGATGTGATCTTGAAAATGGTAGTTCATATTCCCTCTGTATTCTTGATCTGTCATGCTGCTGTCTCCAAATACTTATCTGCCAAATCATGCATTAGTAGGTTTCCTGAACCTGACTCATACCAAATACCTAATCGGCCGTTTAATCTAAATCTCAAAAGTTCGTTTTGTTCTGTTTTGCTGTAGACATCTGCGCCTTGATCTACTAGCCAGTTAGAGAAATCTTCAAAATAAAATGGTGGTACAGCTACTCGGTTTTTATAACTTCGGTTGCTGCCATACCGACTTCTTAATATTTGCCAGTCGTTCATGCTGCCACCTTCAATGTTTTAATTGCGTCATCTATAGCTTTGTTGAATTTACGAACATCTTGCTCTAATGCTTCGATAGCCAAGTCTTTAGCATAGACACGAATAATGATGATCTGTAGATCTTCTGGCAGACGTGGGTCATAGCTCACAAAGTCACACCATTCACGACGAGTACAAGCCAACTGACTAGTAATTTGAGGAATGTACTCATCTGGCACTTGCTTGGTCAGAAGGGTATTCAAATGCGTTGTAGTGTCTGGACACTTAACTTCGATTTGCCCGTTATCACCTACAAGCCCATCCGGTGAAGCTCCGAACATTTCAATGAAAGGGTGGTCAATTAAACCTGTTCCAACTACAAAGTTACCCGTCTCATTTTCATAAGCCGCGATTGCATAAGGCTCGTTATCGATACCCCATTGCATTGCTTGGTTCGTGAAAATTTCCTTCTGAACGCCAGTTAGGCGTTCAGCTAGAATAGTTAAACCCAATGCATTTAAAGCTTTGCCTTTATTGGGCTTTGCATTTAAATCCTTTACACGGCTTGCTGTGACTTTCCCACAGCGTTCCGAATGCCAATCTTCACTACGCTGGAGAATGTTCATAGGTTTCTCCTTGGCGCTGTAAAGCTTGGTCTGCAAACTGAGCAATTTCTTTTAAGCTAATTGAGTGGACTTCCCACAGGTGCTTTTTAAGATTTCCTTTTGGAATCGCTACATAAGCTGCCTGCAAACGTTCAGTACCATATTGAGCTTCTGATTTAAGCGTAGCTAAATGTTCATCTTCAAATGCTTGGTAACCTTCTGGAACTTCGCTTGCAACATCCTTGATAGGCTGCCCACTTTCAGCAATACGTTCCGCTTCGTCTTGATCGTGAATACCAACAAAACCAAAAGCCAAGCGTGCACATTGAATAGTTGCCTTGTGACGCAAGAAGCGAGAAGGGTGACTCTGCCATGGACCTTCAACTGTGTAACCAGATTTCGCTTTAAAAGGTGCGCGATAACACTCCGCTAAATACTCGCGAACAACAGTAGGGTGGTCACGGTCTTTGCGATAGATAATGCATTCAACCCATTCAGGTGCAGCTACCTTAGCGCCTTCCATCTGAACCATATTTTCTGAAAACTTAAATTCCATACCGTTGAAATTAGAGTTTCCGTTAATGATTCGAGACCAGCCATCTACGCCAACAACTGGAATAATCCCTTTGTTTTTATCTGGGAAAGCGTAAATCTCTTTGGTCCATGGGTTCAGCTTGTATTGACCAGCAACAATCAAAAGAGAAGCCATTTGTGCATCAGTTGCAGGTGTTTCAGTACGGAAAGCTGTTTGAATCAGTGTTTCCTTTAACTCTTGTGGATTAACATTAACTAAGCCAAGAGTTTCAGCAACGTTTGCAATCTGTGTAGTAATAAGTGTTCCGTTTGCTGGCGCATTCATAATCTTCTCCTAATTCTTTTCACTTGCTATGTATCTTTTAACTAAAGGGATGAGTTCTCTTTGAGTCGTTAAGTGGTCACCCTGAATCCTGTCATAAATTGGGTAAAACCTATCTTTCACTTCAACTTGCAGAACCTGAAAATCACCTTTGCCATCTCGATACTGAATTTGGTTTGCTATAAGCCAAGACTTGAAATCTTCTAGTTTTGACTTATGGAGTAGGGCGCGTTTAGACATCACCCACCTCTCAACTCATTTCTAATTTCTGCTAATCTTTTTAACGTCTCACTTAGGTAGGCGATTTTTGTCTTAATAGAAAACTGATCACCTAGCTCTAATTGGATTTGTTCAGTACCTCGGCCCACATAACGCAAGTGAATCCAATTGCCGCCATCAGTGATGACTGTGTCTTTCTCGCTAGAAAGTGGAAGGAGGGCATTTACAGAATCTTTAATAAGAGCTTGAAGTCTTGATACTTCGATAATTTCAGGATGTGCATTCATAACATTCACCATGGAGCGCTTAAATGCGCTCTCTAATCCCTGATTCGATAAGATCTTTAATCTCAACTACGTCCAAACGATCAACGTAAGCTAATACCTCGCCATCTTCGTCATAAACGCGAATGTCTTTAATCTCGTTAATTTCAACTTCACGCCAAGCTTGATAGCCGTTGCCATCAATTGAATACTGAGCATCAAAATCAACTTCTAAAGTGAACTTTTCATTTGCAGTTTGAAGTACTGCTTGTTCATTTTCAGGGTCGATTGATTCAACTTTGAAAGGAGCTGCAACCGTTACAGGTTCTTTGTTAGCTGGGGTAAATGCATAAGCAGCAGTTAGAGCACTAACTACTCCTACGAATCCCATGGATTTGACTATGTTGGCTTTTATATTCATACTTATCTCACTCATTGAGTAAAAGTCCCTGTCCGTCGAAAGCTAGGGGCTTTTTTGTTGGTTGGTGAGATATAATTTAGTATTTACTAAATATTTAGTCAAGAACTTTAGTGAATTTATTTGGTGAAAAATTTCGTATACACTAAAAATAAGAAAACCCACCGTGGTGGGTTCGAAGGGGGGATTAGTTGTAATTTTGAGGAAGTTCCCATAATGCTTCTGTCTTTAGACGCAATTTTTTTTTGATTTTCCTTGAGACTATTCTCAATTTCCTTTATTAGTTTATGTTGTTTTACTATTTGATCTTTAACCTCTTCAGGAGGATTCGGGATCTCAATATTCAAAAACATTTCATCAGGAATACTGCGTCGTCTCTCTACACTGCCTTGCATTTTACTTTTGTATATTTTTCTTAGAGAATTAGATCTCAAAATCAAATCCAAATATTCTACATTAACTTCTCGTTTTAATCTAAAGATTTTGTATGCTGGGCTTACGGCAGCAGCATCGTAATATTTTTGAAATCCTAGAACACCTTCATCTATAGGGAACCCCATTACAAGTTCATTTTTAAAAACCTTTTTATACCCAGAAATATCAGAACTTGCGACTCGTTTTTTAAATTTCTCATGCTGATCAATTAAGCCATGTTCCATAGTGATACTCATAATAGGTATATTTGTATCCTCTCCCACTTTGACTTTGCCAGACAAGGATAGGAGTTCTTTTAGTTTTATAGTTGGGAATTTTGATTTTATATGTGAATTACTATAGTGAGCATAATTATAAATATAATCATTGCTTCTGATTAATTCTGGATTAACTTTTAAGAAACCTAATTCATTATAATATTTATCAAAGTCGCTCTTATTTAAATCAGCAAAATCTAAATTTTTTAAATCATTTTCGTCAATTTTTCTACGGAAAGAATCTAAACTTAGGCCATCATTTGTCACATTGTAGTAAAAAACGTCAGAATTTGTTCTACCATTATGACAGTTGGTAAAGTAGAGTATATTGGTTTTAACTTTTGCATATGGCAGAAAAACTTCTTTTGGAAGTGAAACTACTGCTTTTAGTTGGGCGTTTTCAAATAAATACTTCCTTACTGGAGCTAAAGCGGCTTTAAAAAGAAAGCCTTCAGGTACTACTAATGCCATTCGCCCTCCTTTTTTTGTTGCTTTAAAGCAATGTAGAACACATACTCCATCACCATCGTTTTTAGCTAACTTATTCTCATATAAGTGAGAATAAGAAGTTTTTTGAGAAAATGGCATGTTGGTTATAACCACATCATATTCAGATTCAATAGGGTTTTGAAGTGTGTCTATCTGGCAAATTCCACTATGCCCATCCCCATGCAGAATCATATTCATTTTTGCGAGTTTTGCATTTGAGGTAATTTCTCTTCCAAAAATAGTATTATGTTTAAGCTTGATTTCTTCACTACTATTGTTTGCAATTAAAGTGTTATCTTTTATATGATCAAATGCCTCTGTTAAAAAACCACCTGTCCCACAAAAAGGGTCATAGATCTTTTCACCATATTTAGGGTTGACTAAGTTAACAATGGTTTTAGTTATGTGACGTGGAGTAAAATATTCTCCTAAGTCATTATTAGTTGCTGTAGCTTGCTGTAAGAAATACTCAAAAGCATCTCCTTTAATATCGGTATCTATTGATGAGAGTTTTAACTTATCCAACTCTTTGATCATCTCTTTAACAGCAACAGGGTTGGTTAGCTGTAAATTTGTAAAAACAGAAGCACCATATTGTCTATCAATATCTTGTAGTATGTTATTAGTTGTATTAATTAGCAAATCATTATCGAGACTTTTGAGAGAATTCCAAATACCTGTATTAGCATTCTCTGTATACAATTTTAAAAAAAGAATGTTTGCAAATTCTGAAAGCCTTTCTATACCAGCTCTTAAACCTTCACCTCTTAGTGAGTTATTTAACTTCTTGAAAACATTAATTAACTCTTTGCGAGAGACTAAAATTTCTTTAGGTGTAATATAAATACCATTTGTTTCCTGCAATATGAACTCTTTAGCTTCATTTACTCTTATTAATTCATTAACCTCATTTTCATCAATAAATAATGGTTTTTGGGTATACAAATGCCGTGTTTCGCAGAAACCATTATTCATTGCAAATATCAAAGGTGCATCAAGCATTTCAGCATATTCGGTTGCCTGATCCAGTGCTTTTGTTAAGCTTTTTCCACCTGATTTCGTTTCAATTACACCGATTGGCCGCTTATTTTGTGAATCGAAAAGAACATAATCGGGTCTTTTTTTACTTTTCTTGAGAAACTCATTATTAACAATTCTTAAGATATCTGATTCAAAAAAGACATTTTTGTTTGGATCTTGAATGTCCAAGATCCAGCCCTTGTTAATCAAATTATTGTTAACAATAAAACGTGTATCTTGCTCAATATTAGACATATTGCATAATCCCAATATCTACTATAAAAACTATTGGCAATCTACACATTACACACTAAAACATCAATAAATATTACTATCTAATAAGTGATATACCCCACATTTAAAAGACTGTGTCGGGTTCACAGTTTAAATTTCTTGCTGCCCTGAAAACTCAATTCTTGAAAGAAAGCCAATGGGTAAAGCTATTTGCTCTCCTGTGATGGTTTCAAAATTAACCCAAATTGCTGATGCTTCATTCTCAAAATTAATACTAGTTAGTTTTACCAGATTATAGGGTTCTGCTTTGCCAGACATGATTATGTTAAAGCGACAATTTTCCTCACGAACATAGGAGATGAGCATTTGGTGTATTGCCGTCTGCTCAGAGCTTGTTAAGCCTCTATATTCGTGTAGTTCCGGTGGCTTGTATTTTTTGCTCATGGTATTTGCTATTAATTATCAGTTTATGTATTTTTAAAAATAAGGGTGAGGGGGAGTTCGAACCTCCCCCTCGGTGCTTACCAAGTGAAGAATTTGAATATCGATAAAAAGTCGATTTTTATCTTTAATCTAAATCCATTCTTAGTTCGCAGTTCCAGTAAAAACATGGCATAAACCTTGTAATTGCTGGTAGGCACCTACCAATATAATTGGTAACTTATATAGCGCTATGCCTAGCGCTTGCCCTGAAAGTGTGCGCACACCGTAGGGGCGTCAGCTCACTATTGACACTGGACCTTGTCCTGCTCCCTGAGCAACGTATCTTTAGATCACCTTTAGCAGCTTCCTAGGCTGCAATTCGGGATTAGGTGTCCCGAATCCTTTAATGAGTTATTTCCCTATTGTGTCTCACCACAACCCCAATAATTGATATTTCAATTTGTGTTGAGTTATAGGTTGGGTAATCAGGGTTTAGTGGTACTAGTTCAACAACATCAACTCCAAATTCATTAATACCAATCACTCTGTACTTTTTGAAAGTTGTTCTTGCTATTCCATGTTGGACTTCTTGAGCAATTACAAGCGATCCAGGTTTAGGTTCAAGAGATGCATCAACAACAATTTCATCGCCAGCCTTAAATTCTGGTGACATGCTATTTCCTTCAACTTTAAGAGAGAAAACGCACTCTGGCTTATATCCTTGATATGTTGTGTAGCTTTCTCCAATAGGGTTTATTCCATCATAGCCAACATCATGGAATAGACCTGCTTGGACATAATCTAATAGGGGAATTGTTCGAAGGTTATTCTTGGTTGGTCCAACATTACTTTCAGACACAATAGGGCTTTGATCTTCTTGGTTTTCAAGATCTAAATAACCATTAGGCCAGCCTACTTTTTTCTCTAAGTTCCTAGCAGCTCTCTCGCCAAAACTACCGTGACCATTAATCATTTGTGAAATATGGCTCGTACTTAAGTCGTAATGTTCGCAAAAAGCTGCATCACTCTTAAATTTCCCAGATTCGATTAAAGCATCAATAGCTTTTCGCAGATTTCTGCGTCTTCTTGCAACAGTATCCATAAGCTCTATTTCATATAGTTTTTAGTAAAAAGTAAATTCGTATTCGCTAAATATCTGTTGACTTGTTTAGTGATTAAAATTAGTATTTACTAAATAAATCACTAAAGGAGATAACTATGTCTTCTTCAAACACAGAACAGCTTAAAGCTTACTTATCGAAGATGACTGTTGAAGAACGAAAAGCCTTTGCAAAAGCATGCCTAACGACTTTAGGGAATCTTCAACAAATTATTTATGTCAACAAAAAATGTGGTGCTGCATTAGCTATTCGAATTGATAAAGAAAGTGAAGGAAAAGTTCCTTGTGATGAACTTTGTCCTGATGTCGATTTCGATTATGTCCGCAGCCAAGCATTAACCGCTTAGGAACTAAACCATGAGCAAAGTATCAACCGAATTGAGTGCAAGGGCTAGAAATGAAGTTTCTAGAGTTTTGCAAGCCCTTGCATCAAGCAATCAAAGTCAGGTTGCCGAACAGTTGGGGATTGATCCAAGCACATTATCACGAATGAAAAATGATAGAAAATCCAATGGCTTGACTGAGCTTGAGAGCTGTTTGGTGCTATTGGACATTCTTGGATTTAAAACTGTACTCAAGAAATATCGAATGATTAGCGAGGAAAAACTAAATGCGCTTTTTGTGATGTCAAAAGCGTGGATGGAAAGCAAGCAAACCATTGACGATCTTTTTCAAGATGACATTGAAGATTTCGGCATGTGTTTTGAGCTTGGATATAAAGAAAAAGCCTGATGAATGAGATCAGGCTCAATGTTCAATCGGAGAAGGACCAAATGAACCATTCAATATTAGCAGACATTGAACTAAATCGGAAGATTAGTTTGTTTCAAAAAGCGGTTGAGGCTTATGTGCTTAATCGAACTCTCGAAAACTCTATGGCATTGGCTAAAGCAAAAGCTGATTTAGCTGCATTTGTATTGAGAGGTGTTTGATGAATACGGCTTTTAACCTGGAACAATTTCTCAAGCAGGCCACCCCAGTGGAAGATAAATACACTAGAACACCAAATTACCTGGTGGATAAGGGCTATGTGTCTGAAATGACGGGTAGCGCTTTGAAATGCTACGTAGTGATTAACCGCTTTACTGATGGTTTTTGCCGTAGTAACTGGTCGATTACTTCTAGCTTCCTTCAAGAAAAGACTGGAATCAAGAAATTAAAAACACTTACTGACTCAGTTCGCCAGCTTGAACAATTGGGTTTGGTTTTAGTGGTTAGATCAACTGGTGAAACTAACAAATTTTCAATCATTCATCCTGAGTTTGAACCACCTGCCAAAATGGATGGTAGTACCGATAATGGTATGGACACTACCCACGAAAATGGTATGGGGAGTACCCACCAAAATGGAGGGGAGACTACCCCCGAAAATGGTACTACTAAGAAAGAAACAAATAAGAAAGAAAATATTAAGAAAGATATATGTGAAATTTTCGAGTTCTGGAAAGTTACTTTTAGCAAGAACGAGAAAACATTACTTTCTGATAAACGTGCTAGAAAAATCCAAGCTCGTCTTGTTGAAGGCTACCTTGTTGAAGACATCAAGTTAGCAATCACAAATTGCTCTAAGTCTGATTACAACCTTCAAAACGGTTACACAGATATCGAGTTGATTTGCCGTGAACCGGAAAAGCTAGATCGCTTTATCAACATGTTCCCTAAAGCTGAACAAAACATGGTGCCAGTACCTGGTAGCTATGAAGAAGACATGGGGGATTGGTAATGTCGAATATTCATAACATCCCTATGGAACAAGCAGTTCTTACAGCTTTGATGACTGTAGACAAATCATTTGATGTTGTAAGTAACGATCTTGATGTTGAGTGTTTCTTTCCAGAGCGCCATAAGCAAATCTTCCAGGCAATTGCTGACCTTGCCAATGAAAACAAGCCGTATGACTTCGTTATGGTTGAGCAGCAGCTTAAACAAAAAAACGTAATTCATTTGATGGGTGGTTCTGAATACTTACTTCAAATGAGCAGCGAAGCGCCTTCAAGCTTTTACAACTTGGAGTCTTATGTTGCAGAACTAAACAAGTTCAAGGCACACCGTGAAGTTGAGCATATCGGGCAAAGCATTGCAGAGATTGCTAAAGACTTAACAATCCCTGACGTTCACATTGCAGCAGAAAGCATCCTAGATGGAAAGAAAACTTCAAACGATGTTGAAAAGACTAGCTTCACATTTGAAGAGGCTTTGAATCGTGCTACAGATCGTTTAATCCAAAAGGCTGAGGCTAAAGCTAACAAGCAGTACACAGGCGTAAAGTTTAACTTAACTCACCTCGATAACCTGGTTGGATTAATTCAAAAAGGACACTTCTGCATCGTGGGTGGTCGTCCTGGTTCAGGTAAATCAACTCTAGCTCAAATGTTAGTTATTCAGACAGCAGTGCGATACAACGAGCCTGTATTGGTTGTATCTGCGGAAATGGATGTAGAGACATTCACAAACCGCTGTATCTCAGCTTTAACTCAAATCCCTTATGACAACATTCATAACGCTGAATTATTTGATGGGATGTTGGCTCAATTTGCAGATGCTCAAAGACGATTCAGTTCTTTGCCAATCCATATCGAAGACAAGCAAAAGCCGACAATTGCAGAAATACATTCATGGGCACGTAAAGCTAAGCGCAAATACAAAAGACTAGGATGCATCGTTATTGATTACCTTCAATTGGTTCGTGACCCAAGTAAGAAAGAGCGGTTCAATGAGGTGAGCTCAATAAGCCGTGATTTGAAAGCATTGGCTAAGGAATTTAATTGTCCTGTTGTTGCATTAGCGCAGCTTAATCGTGAGTCTGAGAAGGGCAAGCGTCCAAAAGCATCTGATCTACGAGAATCAGGCCAGATCGAGCAAGACGCAGATCAAATCATCTTGGCAAATCCAGTTATGGGTGAAGACGACCTGCCATCAGGTGTCACTGAATTAATCGTTGCTAAAAATCGTCATGGCAAGAAAGGCGTAGTTCGCGTTATGGACCGCTTAGATATCTGCCGTTTTGTGACTATTCGAGAAGAAGGAGTGGCGGCATGAAAGCAATAAAACGAGTTAAAGCATTCCAAAACATTTTTGACATTTTGTTATTCGCTACACATGCAACACAACCTTTCACTATGAAGGATTTGCATGACTATGTGCTAGATGCACCCAACAATACGATTCAGTGTTATGTGCAGGAATTAATTAAAAGCGGCTACTTGGAAAAGGACTCATACGCAACTTACAAAGCAACTCAGTTTGCAAAAGACATCCTGAATGTTAAAGGGGAGCTGAAAGCATGATCGAATTTGCAGATTACAACTCAATGATGAAGCTGCGTAGAGCGTACAACCTCGGTACTCGCAATAAAGAAACAAGAGCAGCAGCGAACCTCTATGAGAAATTAAGAAAGCTGAAAATGCTAGACAAGCTTAAGCAGGAAGCCATGACTAGACGTTACAAGGAGGCGGTATGAAACCAGAACAGTTTATTCGTGAGTTTGGCGAAAAGAAGGCGAGAGAGGTTGTTTGGAGTGCGCCTAGCAATGCTGAGAGCTTTCAGGATGGTTACTACTTCAGAACCAAACCAGAGTTCCAGTTTCACAACGGCTTTCATCCAGTTTGGAACTTAACCGACAACGATGGTGAATGGTTTAAGAAAGACGGTTTTGATCCAGTAAAAATTAATGATTTGAAAATGATTATGGAAAGCCTTCGCATTGTTGAGCAGTTTGGCGGGATAGAAAAAGCAAAGCTAATTACAAAAACAAAAGATGGCATGGGTTACTTAAAGGAATGTATCAAAGACCACGAATCAATATACGGAGAAGAATAATGGGTACTAAGCTAATTGAAAAAGTATTAAGCAAAAAGGGTTATGAACTTCTAGACCTTAAATTATTGCGTGGGAATGCTTTTTGTGAAACGGAATGGCTGTTCTTAGTTCCTGCTGAGCAACGTCAAAAGATTATTGAATTAGGTTCTGACTTCTTCTGCCATCAAGATTTTTCAGACGGTTACTTGGGTGGCAATTCTGATTACATCGAAGAGTGTCTAGAAATGCTGCCTGATTTAAAAGGAGCCAGCCATGAGTGAGTTTAAAGCGGGTGACTGGGTTAAAACCCAAGGACATATAGGACTAATGGTGATTTACAAGGTGACTGGTGAAAAGGCCATTGTGGATGTGATCAGTAGAACAGGTAAGTCGATTGGTTTGTCTGGATACAAGCTGTCTGAGATTGAGCATGCATCAGAAGCAGAGATTAAGGCAGGACACCGCATTGATGGGTCAGTAGACCAAGTGTTTAAAGATGCATTCGAACATGGTCACGGCTTTGCAATGGTGTCGATTGAAGGTGTTGAGCATGCATCTATTACACATGTGATCAATCCATTCCCATGTGAAGAGTTAGGCGACGACTTCCCCATAGAAAGCCACATCAGCCCGCTGTGTAAATCAAAGGATGTTTGAGATGGATAAGTGTAGAGAAGAGTTTGAAGTGATCGCCAGAAGTAATGGATGGAACTTAACCACGTATCCAGAAATTACAGAAAGAATTGATTACGTCAACAACCTTACCGAACAAGCTTGGCAGATGTATCAGCACCAGCAAGCGAAAGTGGAGGGGCTTAAAGCCACGATAAAAGGCAATCATGGACGCATAGCAGAACTTGAACGCTTAAACCGTGTAAAGGCTCAGGCTATTCTCGATTTACATCAAGAAATTAAAGAGCTTAAAGCATCTCATCACGGTGAAGTGATTGGTCATGAGGTTCACTTAAAGAATATCAAGCAAGAGCGTGACGAGCTGCAAAAGCGGGTGGATCAACAAGGTCTAATCATTGCAAATGTTATGTCTATTGCATCAGACCTTCAAAAGAGCTGGTCAATGTTTGAGATTGGCAAGAAGTTAGAGCAAGCGCTCAAGGGGGAAGGACTATGACAGCACATTTACCAAATCAATCAGTATCTGTTGAAGATGATGAATGGGGTACTAATTGCCATAACCACCCAGAGCGTTCTGCGGTAAGAAGAGTTTGTGTAGAAGCAGATAGCTTTGGGGCTGAATATTCAAATATGTGCCAGGAATGCTCAGATCAATATACAGCTTATAAAGAACAAAAACGAAATGATGAATCTCAATGGGAGCAATGCCCAAGATGCAAAACGTTAGTGCCTGAACTCTCTTCTTATCGAGATCCTGATGAAGGTAGTCATGGGCCAGTTTATAGCAGATGTTCTGATTGTGTATCTAAGTTTTGGAAGCGTTGGAACGAAGAAAACCTTGACGATTATTACTACGACTAGGGAGCTTGCCAATGACCACATTCAAAGAGGCTCAAATCATCATTGGCATCGATCCTGACTTGGAAAAGTCAGGAGTCGCCATTCTTGGCAGTGATCTTCAACTAAAAAATATGACGTTTCCTGAAACTGTTGAGCTATTCAGAAATGAACAGGACAGCATCAAGAAGGTCGTGATTGAAGCGGGATGGGAGAATAAGAAAGCAAACTTCCGAGTAGGTGGCAATCACTCAAGACAAGTGAACGAGCAGATTGCAAGACGTGTTGGAATGAATCATGCGACTGGCATCTTATTAGCTGAAATAGCACAGGCTTTAGGCTTAGCAGTTTTACTCGTGAAGCCCACTAAATCAAAGCTCAATGCAGAGCAGTTTAACAAGATAACTGGGTGGCAAGGGCGAACAAATCAAGAGCAGCGTGACGCAGGCATGTTGATCTGGGGAATGAACGGGAAGAAGGTGGCGTGATGGTCTTTTACGAAGTTGGGACATACGAACAACACGAAGAAGGTTTTCATGCTTTCTTTCGCACTCGATATGAAGATAAAGCTGAACAAGTCAAAGCATGGGCAGAGGAGTACCAAGCTAAGACACCTGAATGGCCTACAGGTGAGACTGATGAAAAGCAGATTCAATATATGGATCTGGTACGCAAGCTTGATGATGAATTTGCGGAATTGATCGGCAAGAAGTTCCCAATATCAAACTATTCAAAAGACTTGTACTCAATACTTATAAACAAAGCAGAATTAGACGATTAGGGTGACGGTATGAATGCGGCAGTAAATCACATTATGCAAACAACGGACTGGACTAAATACAGTCTAGAAGAATGGCTTTATCAATTTGGGGCTTGGATGTACTCAAATTCTGGAACTTGTGGGAAGAGCATAAACCCGATTGCTGTCGCTATGGATCAGGCTGCTAAGAAGCGTAAGCAAGAAGTGAAAGGCAAAGAGCAGATCATGGCAGATTGGCTTTGTTCTGATGATCCAGTTATCCCTAAAGGTCGTGGGCGTATAACATGTGAAATCACAGACAATGAAGCGCGTGCAGTTCAACGCCTTATCTTGGACATGCAAGGGCAGTCTGAAATCCTTGATGAGTGGCTTGATGCTGTAATCAAAAGATACTTCTATAACAACTCTTGGTCAGAAATGGTTGTAACTCAAATGAATCCAGTTGGAGATATGGTTGTTGTCTATTCTCAAAATGATGCTAGAGCAGATGTTAAATGTGGTTTAGCTGCAATTCACTGCCGTTATAGTTTTATTAAATACAAATAGGTATAGAACTTGACCTTGTACAAGGCATGTGGCATATTTATGTTAGAGTGGTGCGAAGTGTAAGTAAGGTATCACTAGATTAGTTGGTAGCCCTTGCAACATAGGCAAGAAGGCGAAACTAGATCAAAGCCTGTCATTAAGTTGATGGGCTTTTTGCTTTTATGCCCTACGAGCTTAGAACATTGGATTCCGATGTGCTGGACTGGATTTCTAGTCGATGCTTAAACGTAGGGCTATTTTTTTGGAGGTTCACATGCTCCGAAGAATTAAGCAGGTCTTTTGCATACATGTTTGGGAATATGAATCCGACATGTTCAATCAGAAAGAATGCAGAAAGTGTGGGAAGATTAAGTGTTTATAGCCCTGTCGTTTGACGGGGTTTTCTTTTTTACGCCATTCGTCTAATTGGATAAGACATCATAATTCTAGTGTGATTGATGCGGGTTCGAGTCCTGCATGGCGTGCCAATTCATCTAATAAGAACAAAGTAAATGTAGCTAAATGAGGTGTCACTTGAATCGAAAACAAAAGAAAGCAAAGCGATTGAAGGCTAAAGCTCATACACAGCAACAAGCACAGGTATACATGACACCTAAAGAAAAACAAGACATCTATGAGTGGAACACTGCTCACAATGAACTGCATGAAGAATTCATGGAAGGTTTTGAAGAGCCTCAGTTCATTAAGGGTTTTAAGGTCGGCATCTGGCTTGCATTCTGTGCTGCAATAATTTGGATATTCTGGCATTTCTTGGGGTGAACATGGACACAATCGAAGCGAAGAAGAATTTAGAAATCTATAAGCGTAATCTTAGCCGATTAGAAAACTATAACCATTTATTCAGCAGCCATACGTTTAAGACTGAATGCCAGCGTGAAGTAAATACTCTCAGAACCAGAATAGAGAATCTAGAAAATGCGTTCGACAAAGAGGCTAAACGAAATAAGAGCGTTACCATGCGTTAGATGTGGTTATCCTCACTCACAAGCGGCTCATTCTAATTTCAGTGAACATGGTAAAGGCAAGGGCATTAAAGCAGATGATAAATACACTATTCCGTTGTGCCATTCCTGCCATCAATGGTTTGACCAATATCGAGGGATGGGACTTGTAGAATCTAAAGAATGGTTCGACAAGATGTTAGAAAAAACAGAGCGCATGCTTAATCTTAAAGATGATGAGGTGTTTTGATGCTTATACAAATTAATAGCAAGATGGTAATTAAGACTGAAGAAGTAAAATTATTAAAGAAAGAAATTGTGGAAGGACCATGTAATCCTGAAGCATGGTTTGTCATGACAGTTGATAATGAGTGGTATCGTCTTACTGAATACTCATTAGAAGAATTTTTGTTATTAGTGAATAAAGAAGCTTAGTCACCTTCAGTGGTTTTTTTATTGCGAGGTCAAAATGGAACCACGATTCGTCATCAAAAACCATTCTGACATCAACTATGTAATTGGCTATCTCAATAATAATCATGCAAAGGCAGCGAGTGAAGGGAAGCCTTTAGTGGTTTTAATTGCACCACAAGAGAAAGACCGGACAAAAGCTCAAAATCGTTTGTACTGGATGTGGCTTAATCAATGGGCTAAACGTCAAGGTACTGATAAAGATTATGAGCATCTGTTCTTTAAGAAGAACTTCTTAGCAAAAATCTATGACCGTGATGACGTTGGCCAATACAAAAAAACATTCAAGGCTGTTAGAGAATTGAAGGATTCTAAACATCCAGCCTATCAACAAGTAGCTGATGGACTATGCGAGCTAATGAGCACTACAGATGCAAGCACAGCTCAATTCACAGAATACCTAAATGACATTCATGCATTCTGCAATAAACATGGGTGTTATTTGGAAACACCTGATGACCTTAAGTATGTGTTGGAATAGTTAAGCAGCTAAGATATATTGTTTTTTCTTTAATCATTACTAATAAAGGAAAAATAATGTTTGTTCAGCATGATGAATATCTAATTAATACATCAAATATTAACTTCATTAAATTAAATGAAAAGGTTTTAAAGGTTTATGTGTACTTTGGGCCTACTGGTGAAGGCACTGGAGCTGGAATGATTCCTTTAAGCTGCGAAGATGAAGCAGAATATGAAGAATTGATTGCCAAGTTAACTAAGTAAGAACAACCGCCCAAGTGGCGGTTTTTTAATGGGTGAGATTTATGGCGGAGTTAAAACTAACTCCGAAGCAAGAGAACTTTTGCCAATTGTTTATCGAATTGGGGAACGCTTCGGAGGCGTATCGACAAGCCTACGATGCGGATTCAATGAATGAAAACACGGTCAACCGTGAGGCTAAAAGATTACTTGAGAACCCCAAGATTACCACAAGGCTTGAGCTAATTAGAAAGGAACATCAAACCCGCCATAATTTGACTGTAGACGACTTGCTTCAAGAATTAGAAGAAGCACGTAAAGCAGCTTTTGAAGGAGAGCGGGTTCAGGTGTCTGCGGCAGTTGCTGCGACAATGGGTAAGGCTAAATTACTAGGATTGGATAAAGTGAGTGAACTTCAAGTGAAGAAACAAGAGCTTGAAATAGCGAAACTCCAAAAAGAACTTAATCCAGAAGAAGATGAAGATGTAACCCCAGTGCAGGTGACTATTCATGTTGTAGATGCGAGTAAAAAAGATGCCGAACATCAATCCAACACTGAATGTGCCTCAGGCTAACTTCTTACAATTACCAAATAAATTTAGAGCTTTTGTTGCAGGGTTTGGTTCAGGTAAAACTTGGGTAGGTTGTTCAAGTCTTTGTGATAAATCTTGGTCATTTCCAAAGGTGCCGTTGGGTTACTTCGCTCCAACGTATCCGCAGATCCGTGACATCTTCTTTCCCACTATTGATGAAGTTGCATTTGATTGGGGATTAAAGACAAAGATCTATGAATCTAACAAAGAAGTTGATCTTTACTATGGCCGCCAATATCGAAGCACAATTATCTGCCGTTCAATGGAAAAGCCCAACACTATTGTAGGTTTTAAGATTGGTCATGCTTTGATTGATGAGCTTGATGTGATGACAAAGGTCAAGGCTCAACAAGCTTGGCGCAAGATCATTGCTCGTATGCGATATAAACAAGCTGGTTTGTTGAACGGTATTGATGTTGCAACAACGCCAGAGGGCTTTAAGTTCACTCATGAGCAATTTGTCAAAGAAGCAAACTTAAGCGATGCTAAGCGCGCACTTTACGGAATGATTCAAGCTTCAACTTACGACAATGAAGTCAATCTCCCTGATGACTACATTGCATCATTGTTTGAGTCTTATCCACCTCAATTGATTTCTGCTTACTTAAAAGGCCAGTTTGTTAACTTGACGAGCGGGGCAGTTTATCCAGACTTCGACCGAACCTTAAACCACACAGATGAAGAAATTAGACCTAATGAGGCTTTGCTCATTGGTATGGACTTTAACGTCTTAAAGATGGCTGCTGTGGTTTATGTCATTCGAGATGGCAAGCCAAGAGCTTTAGATGAGCTGGTAGGCGTTCGTGATACGCCAACTATGGCTGATCTTTTGATTGAAAAGTTCCCAAACCATGAGATGACAATTATCCCTGATGCGGCAGGCCAAGCTACTTCATCGAAAAAGAGTAGCGAATCTGATCATGCAATATTGAGACAGAAAGGTTTAAGGGTGGAAGTAAATTCAACAAACCCGAACATTAAAGACCGAATTAATGCAGTAAATGCTTTGATCTTAAATGGCAATGGTGAGCGAACACTCTTAGTCAATACAAATAAATGTCCAAGACTCACAGAAACTTTTGAGCAGCAAGTTTATGACGATTTTGGAATGCCAGATAAGAAATCAGGCTTGGACCATGTGGGAGATGCTGGCGGATATCCTCTTGCTAAACGCTTCCCAATTATTCGTCCTGCAAGATCACTAGATATAGGAATGGTTTACTAATGCCAGTTAATACTGAACATCAAGCTTATGCAGACATGAAAAAGCGTTGGGAAACTATCGACGATGTCTGTGATGGTTCTGCCAAAGTAAAAAAACGTGGCGAACTTTATTTACCAAAACCCAATGTATCGTCTGACTTAACGCAGAATGATCAATATTATTTGGCTTACTTAACCCGTGCTGTGTTCTACGAGATTGCTAAAGACACATTAAACAAGATGGTGGGCGTGGTATTTGCTGAGGACCCAACGTTCGAACCGGATGGAATGGTTTTTCTTAAATACGATGCAGATGGTACAGGTAAGTCAATTTACCAAGTTGCACAATCTGCCTTGCAAGGTCAGCTTAAACATGCACGTGGTGGTTTATTTGTTGATTATCCAACTACTGACGGCAATGTGTCTGTGCAGCAGGCAGAGAGCTTAGGCATTCGACCAACAATCGTTTTTTATGAGTCGTTGAGTATTATCAATTGGAGTCTAAAGCGAGTTGGTTCGGTCTATAAGCCTGAACTTATTGTCTTGCATGAGAAGACTACGGAAAAGGATCCAGAGGACGAGTTCTCTAAGAAAGAAGTCAATATTTATCGTGTACTTCGCCTTGATGAAAAGAATGAATACTACGTACAGATTTATACTGATCAATCAGGTGAGTTAAAGGGTGGGGATGCCTTCTACCCAACGAATTCATTAGGCCAAAGATGGAATGAAATTCCGTTTATTCCTTTGGGGTCTTTGGCTAATGATTGGAATATTGATCCAATCCCATTAGAGCCAATTGTAACAATGAACTTAGCCCATTATCAGAACAGCGCAAGCTATGAAGAGATGGTTTTCATTTGTGGACAAGCCCAACCGGTTATCAATGAACTTGATGAAGGTTGGCGTGATTGGTTGCAGAAAAATGGTGTCCGCCTAGGTTCTAAGAATCCTCTAATGCTTCCGAAAGGTTCATCATTTGACTACAAGCAGGTGACTGAAAGCACCTTAGCGAAACAGGCTATGGATGCTAAAGAAAAGTACATGCAGGCGATGGGGGCGAAGATCCTTGAGACTGAACAAGTCAATAAGACTGCTACCCAATCAAATAATGAAAAGCTTGCCCAGTACAGTGTCCTTTCTTTGTGTGTAGCAAATACCAATGAGGCGATGGAATATGCGCTTAAATGGTGTGCGGCATACTACGGAAGTGGATCTAAGGCGAAACTCACCATTAAGCAAGACTTCGCCAAAGGCAAGATTGACCTTGATACGCTTAAATTCTATTGGGAAATGGTACTTGCTAATCGAATGAGTATGGAAACATTCCATGAGTTGCTTACAACTGGGAAAGTGCTAGAAATTAGCTTTGAAGATGAGCAAACACGCATCGAAAGCGAGTCAGTCAATAGACCTATGGTGGTTTAAATCGCAGGAGTGACAAATGAACGTCCAGTTGTCACAACAGGCATTACTTGATGCACTGGTTTCACATCAGGCCTATCTGTATCGGCTCTCTTCAACTGAAATCAATAATCTCCTAACACAATTTGATTCGCTCTCTAGTGAGATGCTTTCAAAGTTAAGAGATTTGTTAGATGACTTGAGTGACGCTGAAAAGACTGCATTGATGGCAGCGCAATACACAACACCTGCTTTGAAAGAAGTTAGAGCACTGGTTCAGACTTGGCAGGCAAGTGTAGCGTCAGGATTGCTTGAGAGCTTCACTGTAAGCGCTACTGCATTAGCGGTGTATGAAGCTACATATCAGGCTAAAACCCTCGCTAATCGCAAAATAGAACCAAATGGAAAGACGCTATTCAACAAGGCAAAGAAAACGCCTTTAAGCGGTGGTGTGCTGCTTGATTACCTATTCGAGAAGATCGCAGACGATGCAAAAGTTCGGGTAGAGCAAACAATTCGAGACGGCTTATCTAAAGGTCAGACAAACCAGCAAATTGTTCAGCGGATTAAGGGCAAGAAAGCACTTAATTACCAAGATGGCTTGCTTGATCAGAGTAGAAACCAGATTTCTACAATGGTCCGTACTGCTAGAAGTCATGTGTCAAATGTGGCCTTGAATGAAACGTATCAGACCATTGGTGTTGAGTATGTAAAGTTCATCGCAACACTAGATAGCCGCACTTCTAAAATCTGCATGGGTTATTCAGACAAGGTTTATAAGAAAGATGAACCTCATCCTGTGCCACCACTTCACCCCAACTGTAGATCGATCCTAATTCCGGTTTCGGATGATTCAGGAAAAACAATTGGGATGCGTCCATTTAACAATAAAGTGAATGGTGAAGGTGAGATAGGCGTGGTTGATTCAAATACAACTTTCAAAGGTTGGTTTGATAAACAAGATGCAGCTTTTCAAAAGTCCTGGCTTGGGCCGACAAGATACAAGCTATTCAAAGAGGGCAAATATTCTCTGGATAAGTTTATTGATCCGCTTACAGGTCAGCCATTCACACTTGCTGAACTAAAAAAGCTAGATGAAGAAATGTTTAAGAGGTTGGGGTTATGAAACAGATAACTATGACTGAGGCACAGTACATACTTAGTACAAACCTTATTTTATTGCCTTTTGTTCGGAAGATAGTTCCAAGATATATGGCGATTTCTGGCTATAGCTTTAAACAGCCTAAAGCATGTACCCAGTATTAAACCTAATTCAAACCTTAGCACCTTCGGGTGCTTTTTTATTGCCCGCAGTTTGTGACTGCAAAACCGCTCAGGGAGCAAAACATGAAATACAAACTCGATAGCCTAGAGGGCTTATCTGATGAAATGAAAGCACTTTATGAAGAAAAAGATGGCGCATTTTATTTAAAAGTTGAAGGTCTGCCGCAGCAAGATAATTCAGAACTGGATGGGCTGAAACGGAAAGTTGAAGAACTTCTTGGTGAAAAGAAAACTGCCCAGCAAAAACAACGCGAAGCCGAAGAGAAAGCTCAACGCGAAGCTGAAGAAGCAGCCCGTAAAAAAGGTGACGTTGCTGCAATTGAAGCATCTTGGAAAGCCAAGCTTGAGCAAGCAGAAGCAAAACATGCAGAAGCTACCAAAGCATTGCAAGACCAAGTCTACAAATTAACTGTCGGGCAAACAGCACAAGCATTAGCAAGTGAGCTTTCAATCAAAGGCTCGGAGGCAGTTTTGCTTCCACATATTACAAATCGTCTTCAGGTTGAAACTGATGAAAACGGTGAGGTCAAAGTACGTGTACTAGATTCGCAGGGCAAACCTAGTGCTTTAAGTATTGATGACCTCAAAAAAGAGTTTCGTAGCAATGTGGCGTTTAAGCCATTAATTGTTGCTTCAAATGCGTCAGGAAGTGGGGCTTCTGGCGGTGGTTCGGGTGGTGGAGCTGCCAAGAAACCAAGTGAAATGACCACGCAAGAGCGCTTGGAATTCCAAAAGAATGACCCTCAAGGGTTCCAAGCAGCAGTAGCGAATGGTGACTTTAATAATTAATTATTGGGAGTAACTCCATGCCTTCTTTAGTAGAAGTATTTAACCGTGACGTAGTTTTATCTTACCTGCGTCCAAATCCTGTGGCAGTTTCGCCACTTGTGCAATCAGGTGCATTTGTATCTGATGAATCTTTACGTCCTTTGCTTACAAGTGGTTCATCAACATTCGTCGTTCCATACATTAACGGTGTGGATGGTAATGTTGAACAGAACTATGGCAACACTATCTTGACTGATATTGCAATGCCTCGCTTTATTGATGCTGGTGAAATGCAAGGCCGTGTTGCATATATGAACGAAGGCTTTCTTGAGTCAGTTCTTGGGCAGTATTTATCTAAGGTCAACTCGCTTGAGCTTATTGGTGGGATGCTGAATAAGTATTGGCAACAAGCTGCGGAAAACCGTGCTTTAGCTACCGTTATTGGTCTACGTAATTATGACCAAGCAAATGGCAAACGATTCACTACTGATATCTCAGCATCGACGGCTACAGATGCGTCACGCTGGTCAGTAGATGCCTACATTGATGCAGAAAGTACAATGAATGCTTCATTGCGTGGACGTGGTGTGATGTTTGTGCATTCACGTATTGCTGCGAAGATGCGTAAACAGCAATTACTTGAACAAGTGACCACAAGTGATAACTTGCCACCAATCACCGTTTACAACGGGCGCGCAGTCATTGAAACAGATACCAATACGCAAATTGGCACAGGCGCAAATGCTAAGTTCATCACGATTCTTGCAGGTCCACGCGCATTTGCATATGACTCTGTTCCCGGTCTAAAAGATTTGAAGGTTGAAGAAACACAATCAACTGGTAATGGTGCTGGTCATGAAATCCTTTGGACGCGTCGCAACATGTTGATCCATCCACAAGGTTTTAGCTTCATTGCACCTAAGGACACTTTAACTGGTGGTACTGCTCGTGAGTCGTTAAGTGCATCTTGGGCTGATTTGCAGAAGGCAGCTAACTGGGAACTTGTAACCAAACCAGAAGACACCTCAATCCGCTTCCTAATTACTAACCTTTAAGGAGAGCAGTCATGGCTGAGAAGCAACCAGACTACAAATACCAATACCCAACAGACCGCCGATATGCTGATGATGCAACTGACACGTTAGCAGCTGGCACCATGTTTGACCCTGCCAAAACAGCAGGTGACTATGGCATTAAGGACCCTGAAGTAGCGGTTCCTGTGCCAGAAGCACCTGAGAATGGTGGTGCATAACTAAAGCAGGGCGGCTTTCGGGCCGTCCTTCTTAATTAGATTTTTAGGATTAAGCTATGAATTATGTAACAGTCGAAAGTGTGACTCAAAAGCTAGGGCCTAACTGGTGGGGAAATGGTGATCCGGTTATTGCTGTAATGCAGGCTAATGCGTGGCTTAATGCTAGAAATTTACCAGACTATCCAGAAGGTGAAGTGCCAGATGCGATTCTTACGGCCGGCGCTTACTTAGCAAAACTGGCAGCAGCAGGGCAACTCTACACAACTAAAGAAGGTGTAGTAGCATCCAAAACAGTCTCTGCACAGTCTGGCACGTCTGTAAGCAAGACGTATGTTGCAGGCAAAGAAGAGTCAGTAAGTGGCGATATGCAATTTATCCTTGATCTGCTTGAGCCATTCTTTAGTGAGAAGTATCACATCAACACTTATGTCATTACGGAGTAGGCCATGGGAATGCGTGATGAGATTCAGCAAGAACTTGGTGCTGCTTTTGATGCTAAAGATGAACTGGCAGACGCGGTTGATTCCTTTACCTGTACTCGCAAAATATTAACTAGCTCCAATCCCGCTACTGGTGAGGATGAATACACTGAATATGTCTATAGCGGTAGAGGCGTCCTATTTGGCTCATATTTAAAAGATTTAGTGAAGCCTATAGATTACCGCGCCACAGACTCTAAAGCCGTGTTATTGCAAAATGAAGTGAAGGATGCGGCAGGAACTTTAGTTGATCCAGATGTTAATGACATTTGGGTGATTGAAGGCGGGAATTATCGGGTTGTGAGTTATGGTCAGGACCCCTCATCAAGTGTGTGGATCTGTCAGTTAAGAAAGGTATAACACCATGGGCTGGACAAACAAACCGAGTGCCTTCACTAAAACTATTGAAGCCGACCTTACCAAAAAACAGAAAGATATTGTCATTGATGCCTTGCAGGGTGTAGTTCTTCAAAGCCCGGTTGATACAGGTGCTTTTAGAGCATCACACAGAGTTAGTATTAACCAGACTGACCAATCATTTAATGAGGCAGAGAAAGACAAAGGCGGTGGCTCAACCATTAGCAAAGGCACAAGCGTCTTATCTCGCCTTGTTCCTTACTCAACTGTCTACATCCAAACGAATGCGCCTTACGCCACTGCTATTGAGTTTGGTCAATATCCAAATCCAGTCAAAAAAGGCTCCTACGACAAAAAGGCTAAAAGATACGTTATTAAAAGTATCAATGGGTTTTCACAACAAGCGCCTCAAGGCGTATATTCCACAACCTTCAACTATATTGCTCAGAAATACGGTGGTTAAAATGGCAATGACTTTAGATCAAGCAAGACAAGCCATTATCACTAGAGCAATGGCATTTACTGGAATTGAGCAAAGCCGGATTAAATATCCTAATAAAGACTTTACTGTGCCGGTTGATGGACTATGGTGTGACATTAATGTGTTATGGGGTGGTTCGATCATTGCTGCAATTGGTGATACCCCATGCACAAGAAGAACAGGGATTATCTCAATCAACTGCATGGCCCGTCTGAATACACATGAAGTCGCAATAACAAAACTTGCAGATGCTTGGTTAGCTCATTTCGAATATTACACAACTGGCCAACTAGAGATACTCCAAGGTCAAGTACAAAACCTCGGCAATAACGGGGACTTCATTCAGTACAACATTTCAATAAATTATCGCGTCAATTAACGAATTTAACTTTTAAACGAACCTGTCCTTAGCGGCAGGTTTTTTTATGCCTGAATTTCAGGCGAACACTGGCTAGGCTGATCCCCGAAAAGCACGCTTTTCATGTTCAGTGTGCCTGCCAGTTCTTTTCTTTGAACATGAGTAAGTAAGAGGAAATCTTATGAACATGATGACAACACTGAATTTACGAGCTTTGGTTACCAATGATAATGGCGAGCCAAAAACAACAAGTTATGCAGTAGCAGAGGCCTTTAATAAGAGCCACAGCCATGTAATGCGAGATATTAAGAAAATCATTAAGCAATGTGGTGAAGAATTTGCTAAATCCAATTTTGGATTAACCTTTGAAAACAAGAAGATAGGAAACACAGAACGCAAAACTCCTTTCTTTAGAATTTCAAAAGACGGGTTCATGTTGCTTGTTATGGGTTTTACTGGCGAAAAGGCCATGAAAACTAAAATCGAATTTATTAATGCCTTTAACTGGATGGCTAATCAACTTAGCCAAGTCTTTCAATCTAAATGGGCTAGATACAACTCTGTAAGTCATGAATATCAATCCAAAAAAGACCACATTAGTTGCTCAGCACGTGATATGCGAGCTTGGCGTGATGAAAAGCCAGTTTTAGAAAAAGAGTTATCTCAACTTGAGATGGAACTCCAACCATCACTTCTTCAATCAATGGGTAGCATTTGAAATGTGACCCCCTAATCAAAACAACGCCCTCAATTCGAGGGCTTTTTAATGCCCGAAAATTAAGGAGAACTTAGATGAGTTCTGGTGCACGTATTAAATTATATTATGCTGAAGAGCAAACCCCCGAAGTATTACCAACTACACCAGTTTGGAAAACCGTACGCCGAGTTACTGATGGCTTAACTGAAAACGTCACCACTGAATCATCAAACAGTGTGGTCGATTCGCGATTCCGTCAAGGTGGTTTTGCAACTGAAGCAGAAATCACAGGTTCTTTAGAAGTTGAATTATCTATTGGCTTGTTTGATGACTTCTGGTCAGCAGTTGCAATGAATAACTGGGCCAGTGATGTTCTTAACTTTGGCGGTAATGTGCGAAAGACATTTACCTTCGTCAAAGTTTTTGAAGATATTAACCAGGTATTTATTTACCGTGGTGTACGCATAAATGAAGCTACGATGTCTATTGCTACTACTGGCAAAATCACAGCTACATTTGGTTTGATGGGCACTCTGTTTGAGCGTACAACTACAAACCCTGTGACTTCGCCTTTACCGGTTCCTGAACTAGTCCTTGTTTCAGCGCTTAACGTCGGTGATCTTAAAGTTAATGGTGAAACAGTTGTCGGAACTGCTTGTATGCAGTCTCTTGAATTGACCATTAACAACAATATGGAAGCAATCCGTTGTATTGGCTCTAAAAAGCTCACTGCAACGACTTATCTCGAAAAGATTGTTGATATCACCGTCAACACTCAATACATGTTCTCGGCTCAATCGGCAGCATATATCGACTTCATTAAAACCCGTGACACCATGCCGCTAGAATTCTCTATTGAAGATGATGCAGGTAATGGTTATGCATTCCAGTTCCCACAATTAGAAGTGGCTGAAGCGCCGCATCCTGATGGCGGTGGAGAAGACACCATCACAGTCGACATTAACTACAACCATATTCGCGTATCGCCGGTTATTACTCGTGTGATTGCGCCTGTAACACCACCAGTTACACCTTAATACTGATTTGGCAGCTTAATTGCTGCCTTCTTTTTTGGAGAAATAACATGGCTCTTGAAGTCAATATTCAAAGAAATAAAGACGTCAGTTTGTGGCGCGAATATAAAGATGAAGAAGGTAATGTACTTGCTGAGTTCAAAATCCGAGGCATTGGATATAAGCCTTATCAAGTAGCTTTAGAACGTGCGAATAACCAAATCACAGCTAAAGGATTTGATGTAGCTAAAGCCTCACCCGATGACAAACTCTTTCATGAATTACTATTGGAAGCAGTTGCATGCCATTTAATTGAAGACTGGAAGGGTGTTGTATTTGTCGAAGAAGGTCCTAATGGCGAACAGTTAAAGTCCGAACCTGCATACAATGCAGAGAACGCTACGAAATTGCTTAACATGGGCGATTTAGGGGTTTCTCTCTGGTCCTTTATTCGAACTGAATCAGAAAAGATTCAATCAGATGCGAACCAATATCGAGATGATGTTGTGGGAAAGTCACAACCCTCTACACCTACGCCAACAAGTACGCGGGGCTCACGGACCACGAAAAAAAGCAAAGAGAAGCACTCGGCGTAAAGCTTCCGGACGCGCCTGACTATTCTTATGTAGCTAATGCCATCCTGTCTGCATATAACACCATTGCACGATCTAGACGCTATGAACAAGGTGTTCCTCTGGCGTTAGATATCTCAGCAATTAATGCTTATGTTGAGCAATATGATTTACCGGTTGAGCGATACATCTTTAATGACTGTATCTTTACGCTTGACGATATGTTCTTGGATGAGGCGCATAATAAGGCGACGCAACGAGCGACGAAGACTTAAATGCTGACGTTCGGTACATAACTTAGACTATGCGACGTGATATAGCGCGATTGATGTAACATAATACGCCTATGCCCTTGACATTCCAGTAAAGATTCCTTATTGACAGGATTGTAAATATATAATATTTTACTTTACATAGTCCCCTTGGTTGTACGCCATCTATTATCCAGATTGTGCCTAACCCAAGGGGTTTTGCACATCTGAATAAAACATTCAGGATGGCTGGTTGCTCATCCGTTTGTTTTGGAGATATTAAATGTCAATTAAAGCATTAGACGTGGCTAATTACATACTTTGGCTTGAAAATCGCTTTGAAGGCAGTGAAGGTATCACTCCATTAAAACTACAAAAATTAGTTTATTATTGTCAGGGCTTTCATTTGGCAATGTTTGATAAAGAATTATTCCCAGAGAGCATAGAGGCATGGTTGCATGGCCCAGTAGTTCCATCTGTTTATCATCACTTCAAGGCTGCAGGTAATGATATTGTTACTCCGCCAAAAGATTTTAATATAGAAATTCTAAGTGAAGCACAGCGCGAACTTCTAGATGAGGTAATTGAATCTTATGGTCAATTCTCTGCATGGAGATTGCGCAATATGACCCACGAAGAGGCTCCATGGAAGAATGCCTATGAGCCAGGTTGCAACAATGAAATTTCTATTAAAGATATGAAGGCTTACTTTGAAACTCAATTAGAATCTTAAGATTAAGGTTTTATATGAAAATAAAGAAGCCTACTGCACATAAAACAAAAAATATTGCCCAACAAGCTGCTGAAAGCCTTCCAAAAAAAGAGGGCTGTATTATTTTCTCTTTGCAGCATATTCAGAAAAACCACTGTTATTCAAACTGTCAGCCTGCAGAAAAGCAGGCTTTAGCTGATGCTATCTTTAAAAGACGAGAAATGACATGGAAAACGATTGCAAAAGAAGCAAGACATGGTTTGGGTTATGAGAAAATAGAAAGAAAAAGTTTAAATGTAGCTGTGCCAAATGTTGTACCAGAAGATGCCTCAATACTTTCATTTAGGTTTTACGGACTAGCTCCAATGGTTGGTTATCGCGAAAATGATATTTTCCATATTTTATGGTTGGATCGTGAATACAAGGTGTATCCACATTAGATATATACTAATGTTTTAAAAACCACCTTCGGGTGGTTTTTTATTGCGCCAAAAAGCACCGTGAGGTGCTTTTACAGCACTCCTCATATTTGAGGAGTGCTATTAGATTGATAATTTTGTATTTGCTTCACAATTTTGTGAAGCAAATTGGTGTGGGTTTACTTTACCTATCTTTTTTGACGATATCGAAAAAAGTCAACACGGTCATACATTCCCATATCAAATGGCAACTCTTCTCTTATTCGAAACTTTAGCTCTTTCCCTGTTGCGCCTAAAACTAGAGATGATGCTAAAGCTCCATCAGTAAAGTGGTCATTGATGTGACCCGCCATGCTAGGGTTAATTAAGCGGAATGCCTCCGCATAACAATGCCACCATGCGGAAACCCAAGCCATATGAATTGCGACTGCTTCGGCATTGTTTTTAAAGCTATCTGCTACTGTATACACTTTACTTTCAGACCGACTGTATAAAGCAATGAGATGATGAACATACTCAACAGCCACGGGAATTACATCATATGGAATTTCATCAATATGCTGAACATTGAAACGCTGATGAACTAATTTATAAGCATCGCTGTAATTCAAATGCTTAGTTTTAGCTACAAGAAGATTTACAGCATTGGTTAGGGGTTCACGTTCTGATTTGTGGGTTTTGGCTAAAATCTCTTTACGGACAAAATAGCAATCCTCAAGTTGCTCGAAAACTTCCCATGCTTGGTCTGTGTCTAACATCTTGGCATGACGTGCAGCACCGCGTTCTGTCCATAAGATAAGGGATCGAGTTTTATTTGAAATTGCAGGGAAATTTGCAAGTGACTTTAAGTCACCTACAAATTTTTTCAATTCTTCACCAATAATTTTGAAGAAGTGTTTACCTTCTACAAACCGCTCTTTATTTCGAGAATAGTTTTGTTTGATGTTGTCTGTATCGGTTCCATAGAAATCAGCAAGCATTGCTGTAGTAACAACTGGAACAGATTTGAAGTTAACAATTGATATTTTGGTATCGTTGATTTGTGCTATATTAGACATGTCTTAAATCTCCATTGGTTTAGACATAAACCCCTTGCCTGATTTCGACGTCTGCAAGGGGTTTTCTTTTTCATGGCTTTTAGCCTTGATGAAGTCATCTTATTTAATATCTTTTATTGTGTCAATTCTTTTTGTTGTGCTAACACAAAAAATAGTAATTATCTTTTATTGTGCTACAATATTCTAAAATTTAACTTGTGGTGCAGCAATGGAAGTAAAGAATAATGTTGCTTGTTTGCGTGAAAAAGCAGGCTTAACGGTTTATGAGCTATCAAAGCGGTGTGGTTTTGTTAGTGGTAGCAGAGTTCTATCAAACTATGTGACAAGAGCCGAGCAGGGACATTCTGTCAAGATCGATACAGCCTTACTTATATATAAAGAACTCAAAAAAGTAGGTGTATGTAAAAATTTTGAGGATGTATTTTGGCTTGACCACATGGACTAGTAGAGAATCTTCCTTTTTAAGTTCTTGATGACATTATTTTGTCCATTTGTTAAATTGTGTGAGATTAATAACAAATGGATTACATTATGAAAAAGATTTTATTAGCGGGATTTCTTGGATTGGGCTTAGCGGGGTGTGCGACAACTCCCCAACAACCCTCAGAGCCTGTAAAATTTGAAAAGGTTTATCAAATTGATGGATTAAACCAAGCACAGATTTATGATGGCGCTAGACAATGGTTCGCTGTAGCTTTTGCTTCTGCTAACGCAGTAATTCAATATGAAGATAAGGCATCAGGCACTATCATTGGAAAGGGCAATATGCGATATCCTTGTTCGGGCATGGAGTGCTTGGCAATGACAGGAAACGAACGTGTTGATTTTACTGTAAGAGTGGACACTAAGGATGGGAAAATGCGCGTGGGTTATGATGGTTTAACCTATAGCGCTCCATCGCACATGAGTGCTGGAATAATGATGCCTGCACAAAATTACCCTATAACTGAAAGTAGGAAGTCCACACCACTGATTATTAGTAAGATTAATACTCTATCGGATGATATGGCTGAAAAGATTAAAACTCAGCAGAAAGTAAATTCGAATTGGTAATTAAAGAAGAGATACAGCATGAGCACACCACAATATCAAACAATGAAAGAAAGTGAAGTTTGCAATGCCATCGGATGGGGGTTAATTGTTCTAGGTATTATATCTGGATTTATTTTTATACTTGTGTTTGGCCGAGTTGAAGTTCCAAGAACTTATTATGGCACCGAGACCGTATGGTCAGGAATCATGGTTATTACAGGTATCGGGATAATCTTAAATGGATTCTTAGTGGGCTATCTGTTCCAAAAGGTTGCCAGCATATTGAGATATCACGAGAACAAGAGCGCATCTTAAGCAAAAACACTAACCCAAAAATCAACCTTAACAACCCACTCATTGAGTGGGCTTTTTATTGCCTAGAGGAAAGTAAGATGGCACAAGAATCACGTCTCGTCATTGTAATTGATGCTAAAAATGCAGAGCGTAATGCGCGGAATCTAGGCAATGAGTTGGATAGCATTGAGCGTAAAGGTGACTTTGCCACCAAATCAATGGATGCGTTATCTGTTGCTACACGTCAACTTGCTGGATACATGGCTGGATTGGTTACTGTAAGTGCCGCCATTTCTAAGATGGACACTTACACTGGTCTTCAAAACCGTCTCAAATTAGTAACTAACAACCAAGTTGAGTTAAACAAGGCAACAGAAGATACCTTCCGGATTGCTCAAAAAACCTATTCAGCTTGGGATTCAGTTTTACAGGTTTACCAACGCTTTAGTGACAATGCAAAAACATTAAATCTCACTATGGATGACACAGCGCGCTTAACTGAAACAGTATCAAAAGCTGTAGCAATAAGTGGCGCAAGTGCAGCAGCAGCAGATGCAGCTTTAGTTCAGTTTGGGCAGGCATTAGCAAGTGGAACATTGCGTGGTGAAGAACTTAACTCTGTAATGGAGCAAACCCCAGCATTAGCAAAAGCAATTGCTCAAGGTATGGGTATAACTGTTGGAGAGTTACGCACAGTAGCAGCGGAAGGAAAAATTACTTCTCAAGAGATTGTAAAAGCACTTAGAAATGTAGAAAAAGATGTAGATGCACTTTTTGCAAAAACCGATATCACTATTGGGCAGTCTATGACGCTGCTCAACAACGAGATTACTAAATTTGTTGGTGAATCAGGGAAAGGTTCTGGTGCAGCTCAAGTTCTTGCAGGCACTATCCAAACTTTAGCTAGCAACTTAGATGTTTTAACATCTGCAATGATGGTTGGTGGAGCATATTGGCTTGGAACCTACATTCCAGCAATCTATGCCTCTGGTGTTGCTGTAGCTGCAAAAACGAAGGAATTAGCGGTTCAAACCGTAACGCAGTAT